AGGGGGGAGATGGGAGAAGGGGAAGGAATAGCGCCTTTTCCAACAGACAACTCCTTAGGTTAGGTAGAGCACGATCTAGGGGTTATGTCCCGTCGAATGGCTGGAAGTATAGACGGCTGGATGTTTGAAGGGTTCGAGAGTGTTTCTTCTGGAAGAGTAAATCGGACAGCGGGAACGGAAGTTAGAGGTCGGCTGGTTGCCTTGAGGGAGGTCAACCAGCCATGTGAAGGGGAAGTTATGCCAACCACATCACGACGCGATTATCGCACTGGCAGCAAGGGGGCACAATGCTGAGCATCAAACCGAATTTCGCACAGGAACGCGCACTGAACATGCTGCGCCGCGACTGGAAGGGGTTTAACTCGTTCATGGTCTACATGCCTACGGGCAGCGGCAAAACCGGGCTGGCGGCATTCATCGCCGATGGTCACGTTAGCCGGGGCATGCGCGTGCTCTTCGTTGCCCCTTACACAATTTTGATTAACCAGACTTCGCAGCGCTTTATCGAATACGGGCTGCCCGAAGACGAGATCAGCTTTATCTGGCAGAAGCACCCGAGTTACGACCCATCGCTGAAGATCCAAATCGCCAGCGCCGACACACTGATCCGCCGGGAGTTTCCCGGCAACATCGACCTGCTGATCATTGACGAAGCACACCTACGCCGGCAGGAAATCCTGATTGAGATTGAACGCCTGGTACGTGAAACGCATGTGAAGGTGATTGGTCTGTCTGGCACACCATTCTCGTCGTTCCTGGGTAATTACTATCAGCAGTTGGTGAAGCCCACCACCATCGGTGAACTGATCCACCGTGGTGATCTGAGCCGCTATGAGTTCTATGCACCGACCAAGCCCGACCTCAAGGGCGTGAAAACCAGCAAGTCAGATGATTACGGACGTGACTACAACGAGAAGCAGTTGGCCGAAGTCATGTGTGGTGCCGATCTCGTTGGTGACATCGTAGACAACTGGTTGAAGAACGGCCGGGATTTGCCGACGGTGGCGTTCTGCGTCAACAAAGATCACGCCAACTACGTGACGATGCGGTTTAACCAAGTAGGCATCAACGCTGAGGTTATGGTTGATAAAACCCCACAGGAAGAGCGTCAGCTAATCATCCGCCGGTTTGAAGCCGGCGCCACGAAGATTATCGTCAGCGTTGGTGTGCTGGTGGCAGGTTTTGACAGCGATGTGCGCTGCGTCATCTATGCCCGCCCCACCAAGAGTGAGATCCGCTGGCTTCAGGCGCTTGGACGCGGTCTCCGTACAGCTCCCGGCAAAGAGTCATGCCTCATTTTCGACCATAGCGGAACGGTATTGCGACTGGGTTTCCCTGACTCCATCGAATACGACGAATTGCCCTCCAAAAGCGACGGCATGAAAGGTGTGGCCGCCAGAGCTGCTGAAGAGCGTCAGGAAAAAATGCCCAAAGAATGCTCTGAGTGCCATTACATGAAGCCGGCTGGGGTTTACGTCTGCCCTAAGTGTGGTTTCAAACCTCTCGTCGGCCAGGATGTGGAGACTGACACCCAGCGCGGTTTGAAAAAGCTCGGCAAAGGGGAGCGCACCTTCACCAAATCCGACAAACAGCAGTGGTGGAGCCAAATCAAGTTCTATCAACGCCAGCGAGCATCGATGGGTAAACCGATCAGCGACGGCTGGTGCAAACACACCTTTCACGACAAGTTCGGCGAGTGGCCGAACGACCTGAGTGATTTCCCCATGGAGATCACCCCGGAGGTCAACAGCTTCATCAAGCACAAGCAGATCAAATTTGCTAGGGGGCGTGAGAAATCTGCATCCACAGCGTCGCAACCCTGCGCCGAAATCCCGACTACCACGATGAAAGTTATTGGCGCCAGAAAACATCTTGAAGAAATGCGCAAACATTTGAGGAAAGCAGTGTGAAGACGACTGAAGCAGCGAGAGGCCGTTGGGCCGAGATTTTTGAATATTTTGGGCTGCCGCCAATCACGGGCAAAAACCACTACAAGGGAGAGTGTCCGGTCTGTAGCGCCCGTGGGAAGTTCCGCATAGACGACGGCGACGGCAAAGGCACCTGGATCTGTACCTGCGGCAGCGGCGACGGCATGAAGCTGCTCACTTTGACGCAGGGCAAATCTTTTTCGGCGTTGTGTGTGGAGATCGATCAGCTCATTGGCAACAGCTACCGACATCTGAACGTACCAGTCAATAGTTCGGCAGCGAAGAAGCGGCAGCGCGTAATCAGCAAGTATTCGAAGATGGTTGGACTTCGTGGCACGACCGCCGCGAATTACCTGCGCCAGCGCGGCATAAATCGCCTTCCAACTGACGCTGTGCGTTTCTGCGAACGTCAGCGCCATGCTGGCCGGGTATTCCAGGTGCTCTATTCTCTGGCGACCGATGACAAGGGTGAGCTCTGCTATCTGCATCGCACACTGCTGGATGGTGACCGAAAAGCAGACATCGGCGAAAGCGCCAAGCTTCTCAACTCCCTTCAGGAACCAACATACCTTGACCATGCCCGCTCTGTGGCCATCCGCATGTTTCCGGTGGCGTCAACTATGGGTGTAGCGGAAGGGATCGAGACGGCGCTCTCCTGCTATCAGATTTACGGGGTCAATACCTGGGCGACCATCAACAGCACGTTCATGAAGAAATTCCGTGTTCCGGCCGGCGTTAAGCATCTCATCGTCTTCGCCGACATGGATGCGCACTCAGCGACCGGACAGGCGGCGGCCTTTGAATGTGCACACGCGAACCTGCTTGCCAAGAACGATCTGATCTCGGTCAGCGTCCGCTGGCCCGACCACAACGACTTTAACGATATGCTCATGAATGGCGATCAGGTTCGTGAGCTGGTTTTCTACAAAAAGGTGGCGGCATGAATTTAACCCGCGAAGACGAGCACACCATCACCCAATACATCCGCGCAGCACATGGCGGGTACACAGGGCCGGTGGCGTTGTGGATGAAGCGCTTGGAGGAAATACACATGCCGTTCAGTCGGCTGGTGGTTATGACGGCGATGATAAAGGCGAAACACGAATCGAAGAGGGCTGCACAATGAAACTTGAGTCGGCATTAAAGCATTTCAGCGCGCAAGGGCTGACCATTACCGACGCACCGAATGGCACCTCAGCGGATCGCATTACTGGCACTGACGTCATGGCCGCTTTGGGGCTTGCGGAATCAAAAGCCCGCTTTGGCATGGCGGCGTTCCTGGGTAAAACGGGGATAAGCAGTGAAGACCGGGAGCGGGCCATTGCGGAGCTGACACAGTATGCTATGCGCAAGGCTCCTAAGCACGTCGGGAAAGTCGCTGGACGTCGCATGGCTCGCTGCATGCAGATTCTGGCCGCGCTGGCCTACGAGGAATACGCGCACTCCGCTGGCGCCAGCGTGACCTGTCACGATTGTCACGGCGATGGGCTGGTGGAGGTTGAGCGTGATGTCGTGACCTACCCGGGTTATGTCGGTATGGATGGCGAAGAGAAAATTCCGCCGACAACGAAGCGCCAGGTGGTGTGCGAAATGTGCCAGACCTGTAACGGCAAGGGGAAAATCCATAAACGCTGCAGGAACTGCAAGGGGACGGGTAAGGCGCTCGACCGGGTGGCAACCAAAGCCAGCGGCGCACCGGTCATCAAGGACTGCGAACGCTGTGGCGGAAAAGGCTTTAGCCGCATGCCTTCATCTGTGGCCTATAAGGCGGTTACAGCGTTGCTTCCCGAACTGACGCAATCATCATGGTCACGCAACTGGAAGCCCTTCTATGAGGCGCTGGTAGTGAAATGTGACCTTGAAGAAGGTGTGGCCGCGTCAGTATTCAACAAAATAACAAAGTGAAGCACGTTCGGCACGGATGCCGACATTTTTCAAACAGGGTATTGCACTTTGCATAAACTTGGCGTAAATTCTCCAAATAGTGGAGTAGTCTACCTTTCTCACTGTTAAAAAATTTCGATTAAGGCGCAGGGCTTGGACGAAAACTTGGAAACGCAAAGACTTAGAAATAAATTCGAGGCGCTCATGCAGCGAGATTATGACCAGGTGTCACTCGAGAGGAAGACCACTAACCTTTTCCTGCTGAATAAACGAGACGACTATCTTGAGGTTGAGTATTCAGATCCTGGTGCTCAGTTAATGTGGACAATGTATCTCGCAGGTGCCAGTGAGCGTGGTAAACACATTAGCGTTACGCTTCCCAGTCCGAAAAGTGTTCCTGATGGTTTTTATGATGCTGGTTACAACGAGGGCATCTTAGATTGTCGGCGAGCCTTAACTTCGGCAGGCATTAAAGTTAGAAAGTAACTACTAGTCTATTCCTCAGATAATAAGCCCTGGCTAATAGCTGGGGCTTTTGCATTATGGTGGATCAGATTTCAGCCGCTGGTGGTGCTTTTCATCGGCAGTGATCCACCAGCGACAATTACAAAGCGACAATTCGCGTCAATTACAGGCTGCCATTTGGCGGCCTTTTTCTTTTTATCACCGGTGTATCCGGTCAATCCCACAAAGGCAGGGTGGCAGCATGCCGGATAAAGAAATCAACCACATTTTCTCCAGCCTATGGGTGGTGTTCATCCTCATTGCTGGCTGGGGTGGTGTTGTGAGGTATCTCATGGATATCAAGCGGAATAAGGCGGCGTGGAGCTGGGTAAATGCCTTGGCTCAGATCGTGGTGTCGAGTTTCACAGGGTTAATCGGGGGCATCGTCAGCATGGAGACGGGGCTATCGGTCAATATGGCGTTCGTTGGCGCGGGTCTCTGTGGTGCTATGGGTAGCGTGGCGCTGACGTACTTCTGGGAGCGTTTCTTCGGGGGCATCAATGAAAACCAGCGTTAAGGGCAGGGAGTTCATTAAAGGGTTCGAACAGCTTCGCCTGAAAGCCTATCCGGATCCCGGCACTGGCGGGAAGCCTTGGACGATTGGCTGGGGCCATACCAAGGGAGTGAAACAGGGTGACCGCATCACGCAGGAGCAGGCAGAACAATTCCTTTCTGATGACTTGGCCGTGTTTGAGCTGACGGTAAACAGCGCTATTAAGCGCCCAATGACACAGAACCAGTTTGACGCGATGGTGTCGCTGGCATTCAACATTGGCGGCTCTGCCTTTGCCGGATCAACGCTGGTGAAGAAATTCAACGCCGGTGATGCAAAAGGCGCGGCAGATGAATTTCCTAAATGGAAAAACTCTGGTGGCAAGGTTATGCCTGGGTTGGTGAAGCGGCGTGCGGCAGAGCGTGAAGTGTTCTTGTCATGAATAGCTGGATATCAAAACTGACCAGCGGGGGAATGCTGCTCCTGCTGGTGGCGTCCATCTGCCTGGGTGGTTATAGCTCGTTGCTGTCACATCGGTTGGATCTGGCGCGGCAACAGTCTGCCGAGCAGCAAAAGACCTTGGCACAGCAGGCCGGATTGATCGCCACGCTGCAAATACAGGATGCTCAGAACCGTGCACTGATGGCAGCCCAGCAGCAGCAGGAACAGCAGCTGCGCCAGCAGGCCGACATCTATCAAAGGAAATACCGGGATGCGATCAAAAACGATGAGTGCGCCCGTCGCGCTGCTCCTGGTGCTGTGCTTGACCTCATGCGCCAGGCCAACGCTACAACCACCAGCGCCGATCATCCTGTTACCCCCTGAGTCAGTATTCAAGCGATGCGAGCAGCCAACGCTGCAGGGTGACACCTGGGGTGATATCGGCAGCTATACGCTGCAACTTCAAACAGCATTATCAATCTGCGCCGGCCAGGTGGCCACGCTGAACCAATGGCGGGTAGCCGCCGGGAGAAATAAGTGAAAACTTTATCGCTCACAATCAACGGACTAGAAGAAATCCATAATGGGCAGGCGCTCGGCTCAGAGGTAAACGTGAAAGTGTTCCAGCAAGATCAATTGCTTGTGGAAGATAAATTCACGGGACTAGTAACCAGCTCGTATACACGGACATACAAAGTTGTTGCGGGTGACGGTGAATTGCGCATTGAACATGATCGTAAAGACCTCGCTGCGCTCAAAGTGTCGGCAAATTTTTTAGTCAAAAACAGCTGAAAATTTGCCTTTGATGACCGGAAGCCAATACCATCTTTGCTCCATACCAAAGGAGATGGATATGTTTGTTGCAAATGGCTTGAAGAACGACCCGGACAATGATGGTTGGGTTTTAGGTTGGGGAGTTGTGCGCTCTGCTCCTTGGCACCTTGCTGGTGTGTATGCCACCAAAGAAGTAGCAGAGATGAAAGCATCAGAAATTGGTAGTAACTATGAAGTCAGATATGGCTCTCATCGGCTTGGAAGCGATGATTTCGTATCTGGAATTCGCTTTGAATAACTGAACCGCCTTCGGGCGGTTTTTTAATGCTCATCACAGAGCGGCTTTCCGAGGCTGCTGTGTAATGCAAGATAACCAAAGCCATCGCCCTGCACCCACCGCGCACCCAGCGCACCGGCAGGATGGTGGCTTTTCTATTTGGAGATTCGGAATGAAACACTTACCCCTGAGAGAAGTGATGCGCAACCTTGGCTTAACCGTCACCGATGACGGCTATGAGTTAAGCAACCCAGCCGGCACTGCGCGTTATGACCGTCATGGTGTGCGCACTATGGTAAACGGTATCCCTGAATACTTCCCGATCACGCTGTCGGTAAAAGGTGGTTATGCCCCTGCCTTCGAACCTGGCCAGACTAAGCCAACTGAGAGCATCGGCACGATGAGCCTCGGCATCAATGTTGATAGCGCATCCCTGACTGCGCTGGAGAGCCAGCTTACGCGCATTGCCGACCTGTACGAACGCATCCAGAAGGCACAGCACCAGGATAAGCCAGTAATTAACTGCTATGACGGTGAAGGTGTTCTGCGTTTGCGGATTGGCAAGTTCGGTATCAAAACAGTCAACCCACCGCGCTCGGCCTTCACAGTTAATGCTGGTCAAGTATTCATTGGCGATGCGCTGATCAAAGATGCAGTTATTTCAAACTGTATCCTTAGCTCCGAACTGGATAAAGAACGCCAGGATAGCCTGAAACGTGAAGTGCAGGCCATCATTGAACGCGAGCTACAGCCCGGCGGCAAGCTCTGGCGGGGTTAGCCCATGCCAGCCCGGATACCGCGTGCATGCCGTAAGCATGGATGTAGCAAGACGACAACGGACCGCTCGGGCTACTGTATCGACCACCAGAACACCGGCTGGGAGACTCACCAGCAGGGTAAGAGCCGGCATGAGCGAGGTTATGGTAACGACTGGACAATCAGACGTGCGCGTATCCTGACGCGCGATAATCGCCTGTGCCAGGAATGTTTGCGGAATAGTCGCGCAGTCGCTGCTACCACCGTTGACCACATCAAGGCTAAGGCACATGGGGGGACCGATGACGACGCGAACCTTGAAAGCCTGTGCTGGCCCTGCCACCGAAGGAAAACAGCCACGGAGAGACTGCGATGAGTTACCAACGCTGCACATTCTGCGGCTCAGGGCTGCACACGCGCGCTAACTGTCCGCATACCTACAGCGGTTCAGCCCGGCGTGCAAACCTACGCTGTGGCTACTGTGGTGGCTCTGGGCATACCTCAGGCGCCTGCCCGCACAACGCCAGCAGCGCGCGCCGGCGGCAGGTCAATGACGATTTCTATCTCGATTGAGCCAGGGGGAGGGGGGGATCAAATCTCTACCCCTCTCGGCCTAAGGGACCGCCGCCTTACCTCTTTTCACACCGCCGCAGGTTAGAAAACTTTTTTTGGGGTATCCCCATGCGGCGATTAATAGGAGTTTTCGATTATGCCAGGACCGCCGAAAACCCCGACACACCTGACTTTAGTGAAGGGGAACCCATCAAAACGAGCGATCAATAAAAACGAGCCAAAACCTCCGTCTGGGGTACCCCAAACACCGAAGCATTTTGATAAGCAGGGCAAGTATTGGTTTAAGCGGATCGGTGAGGAGCTTGATGCCATCGGCGTGATGACCACGTTGGATGCGAAGGCGCTCGAACTGCTGATCGAGGCTTATGTCGAGTACCGGCATCACTGCGATACGTTGGCAGTAGAGGGCTATACCTACAGGACGGAGACGCAGACGGGCGACGTAATGATTAAGGCTCACCCGGCCGCCGTGATGAAGGCTGATGTCTGGAAGCGAATTCGCGCCATGTTATCGGAGTTTGG